CTGGACCAACTGGTGGATATTATATTCATACTTTTACTTCTTCTGGATCATTAACGGTTACAAGTGGTAAAAATAGTGATAATAAACTGCTTGTAGTTGCAGGTGGTGGAGCAGGTGCATATAACAGAAATGGTGGTGGAGGTGGTGGAGGAGTTATATACCTCACAGATACTCCAGATATAGAGATTGAAACAGGAACTTATCCGGTTACAGTTGGATCAGGATCCCCAGAAACAGAGGGTCAAGCGTGGGGAACTGGTGGAAATGGACAAAACTCCTCTGCATTAGGATACACTGCTACAGGTGGTGGAGCAGGTACATCTCCTGGTGGATCAGGTGGTGGAATTACTAACTCTCAACCTACTAATCAGTGTACAGGAACTGGTCCAGGACATCCTGGTAGTGCAGATGCAGAAACTCCCGGACCAATAGCATCTGCTGGTGGTTGGGGTAATCCTGGAGGATTAGGTTGGTATTGTGGTCATGCTCAGTGTACTGCTGGTGGCGGTGGCGGTGGTGCTCGTACTGCAGGAGAGGCGCATACTTATGGACCTAACCCTTGGGCAGGTGAATTGCCTACAGGTGGAAGTCAAGGAGGTAATGGAGCAGAATATACTATAACAGGATCACCTTATACTTACTCTGGTGGAGGTGGTGGAGGATTAGGTCAAAATAGTAATACTCCTACCTGTACCGGAGGTAATGGTAATGGTGGTGGTGGACAAGCAGGAAGATCTCCTGGAACATGCCCACAACCAGGATTTAACAGTAAGCATGGAACTGATGCAACCACCTATGGATCTGGTGGTGGAGGAGGTGGTGGGTATCAACCTGGATCTCCTTTTGGACAACCTTCTGCTGGTAAGGGTGGTGCAGGTGGAAATGGTATTGTAGTTATATGTTATCCTGATGGATCATAAGACGCATTAAGAAGTGTCACATAAATCCCCCGCAGGAGACTGTGGGGGTTTATAATATGTGGGTAATGAAATTTGGTTTATGAGTAAGGAAATGTCAGGCAAGGAGAAGTTACTCTTCATTGCTTCTTTTATTTGGGCTATGCATTGGGGTGTACGACTTACTTTTGCTGCATTTAGTACTCTTGAGATGAGGTTTTTCTAATATAATGAAGATATGTATTGTTGGTGGTGGATCAGCAGGTTGGATGAGTGCAACTACATTTGTGCGACTTTTGGATGCAGATGTAACACTTGTTGAGTCACCTGATATTAATATTATTGGAGTGGGTGAGAGCACTCTCCAACAATTACAGCGGTGGATAGATTTGGTGGGGATAAGGGAAGATGAAATAGATTTTATGAGAAAAACTAATGCTACGTTAAAGCACAGTATTAAACTTACAAATTTTTTAACTAAAGATTCAGGAGGGTTTCATTATCCTTTTGGAATGACCCCTCATATTTCTCCTGAAGATTGGTGGAAGTATAAGAATGCACATCCAGAGGTGTCATGCAATACTTATGGGGAAGGAATAAATGCTGTGGGATTATTGGCAGAAAGAGGTAAAGTAGATGTATCTGAACCATATTCTTATCATTTTGATGCTGTAAAATTTGGACAATATTTAAGGGATACTTATTGTGAACAGGTCAATCGTATTAGTGCTAATGTAGTTGATTGTGTCGTTAATGAAAATGGTATTAAGAATCTTCAATTAGATACTGGTGAAAGCGTGGAAGCAGATCTTTTCGTGGATTGTACTGGTTTTAAAAGCTTACTATTGGGAAAATATTTACATGAACCTTTTATTTCATATAGTGATAAACTTCCTAATGATAGTGCATGGGCAACTCATATCCCTCATGTAAATAAGAAAAAAATGCGTCCATATACAGAATGCACTGCTATTAATAATGGGTGGGTATGGAATATTCCTTTATGGGATAGTATAGGAACAGGATATGTTTATTCTTCTAAACATATAAGTCATGAAGATGCTAAACAAGAATTTATCAGTCATTTAGGAACTGATGATTGCGAATTTAAACATATTTCTACGAAGATTGGAAGATATAATAGAACTTTTGTTAAAAATGTAGTTGCTATTGGATTAAGTGCAGGATTCCTTGAACCTTTAGAAGGTAATGGTCTCCTTACTGTCCATGAAAATCTTATTACTCTTTACGGTCTTTTGAAGAGGGGAAAAGTATCTAATTTGTTGAAAGATTATTATAATAAGGCAACTTCAGTGAATTTTGATGAGTGGGCAGATTTTATAGCAGTTCATTATGCATTTACTCAGAGAGAAGATACTCCTTATTGGAAGGATATGTTTAATAGAGTTTATGATATTGGAGGAAGTGATAATTATGAACGATATGGATTAGCTGCATATACTTTAGAGTTGTATAAATTTAAAAGGTTTACACATTTACATACAGGATTTCACTATATTGCATCAGGGATGAATGTAAGTCCCTATATGGAATCTGATCCAGAAATAGATAATAGTGAGATGTGGCAGAAATGGGAAGATATAATATCAACTAAACCCACACTATATGAACACTTAAAGAATGAAGTTTACGTGGAAACGTAGACTCATTGACAAATCCCACCCTTTTTTGTAAAATTATGAAAACCGCTATTAAAACTGAATTTGTTTGTGTAAAACCCCGTTCAGCACTTGCCCAGGAAAGATTTGAAAACGGCATGGATAGACTTCATTCGTGTAAGGTTGTCAAACGTGAGCATGGTAAACTCTTTCTTGCTTCTATTTCCAATCGTTATACGTTTGAGATGTTTGAAGGTAGTGATGATCACTGGGAGATAATTACATGATTAAATATAACAGTAAATAAAGTCTTATGAAGGATCAAAATGCTATCACTGATGAAGAAACTAAAGACCAGAAGTGGAATCGTGGATTAGATCTTTATATAGAATCTGTACAGAAACCAGATCATCAATTACGTGCTTGTGCTCATAATCAGAAATGCTACCATGAGTTGATGGAAGTAAGAGAACATGTATTAGAATATGTTAAAACTTTAAGAAGAAGTGTTTAATACACCAAATTATATTGAGGTATATGATAATGCTCTTACTTCATATGAGTGTAGAGAAATAATTAAGTATATAGAATCTCAAGAATTATATAAAGGTCGTTCTGGTAATGGTTCCAAGGTAATGCCATCAGTAAAAGATGATTGGGAAACACCAGGTGATTTGAGAAAGAATACTTTCGTGGATGAGTCTCTTAGGAAGGCACTGTATCTAAATGTTAAAAAATATACTAAGAAGTACCCTTCGGTGGATAATCTTCTTACATTTTGGGGTATAGAGAATCTTTATAATCTTCAAAAGTATAATCCTGGTCAAGGATACCATGAAATCCATTGTGAACAAGATAGTCCTGATAGATCATTAAGAATATTGACGTGGATGTTTTATTTGAATACTGTTAAGAGTGGAGGAGGTACTTATTTTGGTCAATATAATAAAACATTTAATGCAAAAGAAGGAAGATTAGTTATTTGGCCAGCATATTGGACTCATCCTCATAGAGGTATTGTAAGTCATAAAGAAACTAAGTATATAGCTACTGGATGGTTTAGATTCTTTGTTGATGATGGTGGGGATAGAGTTCATCAACGTACCCATGAGTAGAAGTACGTAGGCATAAATTTTTGTAAAACCGAACCCATTTTGTGTTGATTTTCTGACTAAATAATAATAGAATTAAGAGGAGAGCAAGATGCACTAAAACTCCTTTGTTATTAGTTTATTATTTCATCTTGTATGTTGTATCAGGAGGTCGTTTAATGCACAATTTAATATCCCACAATCAGTTAGCAGGATCAAGGCATGTAGAAGATACAGTTGATCCACATAACGATTTAATAGCAGAATACTACGAGTGCTTAATCGACTGCGATGACGATCAGCACATCTGTAAACGTATTTGTAAGGAGGTTTTAGTTTACAACCCTTAGTCCACTATTGAATCTAACTAATATGTTAAAATTCTCTCATCCACCTTAGTAAACTTTACTCACAATTAGTCCAAACAAAGACCTTGACATACATATGTCAGGGTCTTATACTTTGTATAAAAATAATGAGAGAAGAACTTTTAGAACTACTCAAGAAGCATGCTTACAAAAAGGGTGAATTTACTCTTTCTTCAGGTAAGACAAGTGAGCATTATGTAAATTGTAAACCAGTAACATTAACTGGGAGGGGATTAACTCTTACCAGTTTATTAATGTTAAAAGAGGTGAATACTCCTGTAGTAGCAGGACTTACGTTAGGTGCTGATCCTTTGGTTAGTGGTGTATCAATAGTATCTGCCCTTGATGGTAGAATGGTGAATGCATTAATTGTTAGGAAAGAACCTAAAGGTCATGGTACACAAGCATGGATTGAAGGATTATTGCCAGAAAAGGGTTCTCATGTTACAGTATTAGAGGATGTGGTTACAACAGGTGGATCTTCTATTAAAGCAGTAGACAAATTGCGTGATGCTGGTTATGTGGTTGATCGTGTTGTTACTATTATAGATCGTCAAGAGGGTGGGGAAGAAGCAATGAAAGAAGCAGGACTTGAATTAAAATCTTTATTTACTTTGGAGGAATTTTCGAAATGACACTTAGAACACACACAGTAGAGAAGAAGAACCCTAAGCACAATCAAGAGTGGAGTTGGGAAGAAACACCTGAAGTATTAGCGGCAATAGAAAAATTACAGAAATCTTCTGAATTAGCTAACACTATTAAAGTTCCTAAGTTGCATGTGGGAACCAACAATTTTGCCAGATCGACCAAACGTGTGGTAAAATAAATAAATCGAGTTTGTAAGGATTATCACAATGGCATCATATCAAGTTACTGTAATCGACGCTGAAGGTGTAGAAACTACAGTAGAATGTCCTGATGACAAGTACATTTTGGATGCAATAGAAGAAGATGGTGTTGATGCACCTTATTCATGTAGAGCAGGTGCATGTTCAACCTGTGCAGGTAAAGTCCTTGAAGGTGAGGTAGATCAAGAGGAGCAAAGTTTCCTTGATGATGACCAACTTGAAGAAGGATTTGTTCTTACTTGTGTTGCATATCCTAAGTCTGACTGTAAGATTCAATTAGGAGAGGAAGAGAATCTCTACTAAATAGTCTTTCGAGTACATTACAGACAACACATTGAAGGAAAAGAAAGCAGCAAAGTTGATCATTAAGAGAGCAAAAGAACATCCTGGTTGGTATACTGACGAGGATGTTAAATTCGCTAAAATGGTTAAGAGGCGAATTAAACAACAGAAACAAGCAAAAAAGTATGAAGCAGAGAACCAAGAGGGAGTATAGTGAAAAGGAGTATTGGGAGGGTAAAGTTCCTGATAATGAATTTCAAGAGTATTTGAACAAATACGGTTATGCTTATACTCCAACTGATTACAACAAGATTCCTCATAGATATTGAGAAGTGTTGCAGCACTCTAAAGACAATATTAAGAATTAGAGTTTTTGCATAGATAGTGTTATAATATCCACACACTCAGGGAAAAACCAATGATTAATCTTGACGACAGATACCACTCATACTTAGGAGGAAATAAGACTATGAGGATAGATGGAGTCGATGAACGGGTGAAATCATATGGTTGGATGGATGATGGAAAAGATATTGTGGGTCATTATGTTATTACTGATAACTATAAACTCCATTATAATATGGATGCACAATTTGTTAAAATGGAAGCATTAAGAGGATTAGCAGAGTTTGCGGAAATGATATAAAGGGGTGACGACTAAAGTGACCCAAGAGTGTACGGAGGAGCATCAGGGTTGCCCATGATTCAACGCTATTGTAGGGTTGGTCGTAAAGAGGTTAACGCTGATTCTATTCGATGGTGAGAACCACCGAGCAAGGCAATGTAGCGAACTGAATGTCGTGGATAAGACCTTGCTCACCAAACTATTTCTTTTATACTATGGCAACACGAGCACGAATTGGTTTAAGATTAGCAGAAGATGCTATTCTTTCTGTTTATCATCATTGGGATGGTTATCCTCAGTGGTTAGGTGTTCATCTACGCCAGAATTACAGGACTAAAGATAAAATAGCAGAGCTATTAGATGGTGGAGATATTTCGTGTATAGATTCTGATACTGATTGGAATCTTGAGAAGGTTGAGAATCACGTTCAATATTATAATGATCGTGGTGAAAAGACTGAACCACGTTTAGATCTTAATGAGGATGACTTCTTTGAGAATAATGAGGAGTATGCTTACATCTTTGACGATGGCAAGTGGGTATGTTATGATTTACATTATGATGAACCACAAATTGTGGACATTCCATTGACAGTATTAACTAAGGAGGTAAAGTCATGATTGAATGTAATGATTTCGGTGAATGTCCCAGTGCAGAAGAAATGATTGATGATTTTATTGCTAATTGTGAAAGAGAAGCAGCAAAACTGGAAGTAACCGTAGATTATTATCTTGCGGAATTTGTGTAGTTGTGATAGAATATATAAGACACTGAGTGAGTCTGAAAATGACTGAAGAGAAACTAAAAGAGTATAAAATTATGCTCAATGCGTCAAATGGATTGCACTTGATTGATGACAGTGCAATCCATTTAACTAGGGAACAGGCAGCAGAAAAGTGGCAAGGATATGTTGCTTCTGGTGAGAATCCCAATGATCTTAGAATAGTATGGCAAGATGATCCAAGGTATCCTACATTAGAACCAAGACCAGGGTTTATACCACCTCCATCTTAAAATATACATACTTATATTTTTCTTTTTAACTTTAATCTTTGGAGTGATAACTTATGTCTCAAATCAAAAGTATATGTATTCTGGGAGGTGGAACTTCTGGATTTAGTATGTCTGCTCTATTGTCCCAATATAGAGAACTTTCTGGTTTAGATTTTGATATTAAGTTAGTTTATAGTGAGGATATTGATACCATTGGAGTAGGAGAATCTACTCTTCTTGGTATCAATGAATTATTTGAGTATTTGGGATTAAAAGATGATGAGTGGATGAAAGAATGTAATGCCACTTATAAGGTTGGAATAAAGTTTGAGAATTTTTATAAAGAAGGTAGATACTTTAATTATCCATTTGGAGGACGGGATAGAAATAGAGAGGATGCCATAAGGGATTGGGTTATGGCAATGAATGCTTATCCTGAAATATGTACTCCAGAGAGAGCATCCCAATATTTTTCAGGGAAATCAAATTTATTAATGGAATTTAATAAATTAACCGATCTAACTGGTACAGGTATTGCGGAGGATGAATATGATTTAAGTGAAAATAGTGCATATCATTTTGATTCAAAGCTATTGGGTAAGTATCTTAGAAAATATGCTGAAGAGAAAGGAGTTGAAATTATAAATGATACTTTTAAGAAAGCAGAGTTAAATGATGATGATTCCATTAAAAGTATAGTATGTAATGATGGAACTTATGAAGCAGATTTATTCATTGATTGTAGTGGATTTAAATCGTTGCTTCTTGGTGGTGTAATGAGTGATGATGAGGAAGATTATATTTCTTATGGAGATACTTTAATTAATGATAGAGTATTGAGGGTAAATGTTCCTTTTGAGAGTGGTGCAGGAAATGTAGCATCAGAAATAGATGAAAATGCTAATTTTAAAGAAGAACATTTAAAGAACTATACTAATTGTGTTGCCCTTAAAAATGGATGGGTGTGGGAGATACCTTTATGGGATCGTTTATCTGTCGGATATGTTCATAGCAATAAGTTTGCAACTGAGCAGGAAATTAGGGAAGAGTTTGCTGAATATTGTAAGAAATATTGGATGGATGTTGAGGAGGGTGATTTTCAACCAGTTATTGAATTTAAAACTGGAAGATATAAGAAGGGATGGGTTAAAAATGTTATTGGTGTAGGTTTATCTTATGGGTTTATAGAACCTTTAGAATCAACTGGTATTGCAACTACGTTAATAAATTCTATGAGAGTGCTTGAATGTCTTTCAAAAAGGGATATGTATTATCGTAAAGTAGATGCTGATTATTATAATGAAAGTGTAGCAGATAACCTTGATGGACTAAGAACTTTTATTGAAATGCACTATTTCTTATCAAGTAGAGATGATAGTGAATATTGGAGGTACGTAGTTGATGAGGTAGATTATTATGATAATGATAAAGTAGGATCAAGTGGTGGGATGACATATTCACAGTTCTTTGAAAAGATTTACTTACAGAGAAATTATGTTACTAGTGCTGCCGATTTGGGATTAACTTTGGTTGCTTGTGGTATGAATTATTCATGTTACTCTAAAGCACTTTTATTGAATTCTGATTATGAGAAAGGTCGTCTTTTGATGGGTGTAAATGAATTTAGGGATATGTATGAGAATGAGTATCCACCAGAAGATTTAAAACTTCTTCCTTCAACTTATGAATATACTTTAGAGAACATCTATGCCGACACCTGATTATATTCCCAAAGTTAATGACTATGTGGTTTGGGATAAAGGTGAATATGGTAGTGATGAGGGATGGGTGTATTTCTTTTCTGAAGAGTATATTACAATAGAAACTGGTGTTAAACCTAAACCCAAAGATCAATATGTTAAAAATGAAAGACATAAATTCATTCATACTTTGCTTTTATGTTATAAGGAACAGTGGAAAGAGTTAGAGTACATAAAGTCACGCAAATCACCCTATCCTCAACATTATTCTGAATGTGATAATTAGGGGGGGACTAATAAAGTGACATTAGAGTACAATTATTTTTCAAATTATGAGACCCGCTGAAGTTCTTAAGAAAATGCGTGAATTAAGAGAATCTTGGAGAAAACAAGGTTTTTCTTATACTATGGAGCAACAAAAAGAATATGATCGTCTTCTTAAGTTGAGAAGAGAAAGAGTTGCATATTTTTATAAGAACGGATTAGTTGCTAAATCTGGTGTAAAGAAAGAAGTAGAGATAAATAAAGAAAAAACACAGAAATCATAATGCCATATCACATTAAACGACCTCGCCCATTTATGTCAGGTGATGTTTATTACAAAGGTGATGCTCAATGGACTGATGTTTATGCTGATAGAAAACAGTATTCATCAAATCCAACATCCACAGTGATGAATAATGCTGATGGTAAAAATGGTGGATTTGCAAATGCTACTGCTGTATCTGAGTAATGAAAACTTTTCAACAGTTTATTACTGAAGTCTACGATAAAGACATTCAGGGAAGATCTACTATTCGCCGTCAACAGGCAGGTGGACGGATTGAACCTGAGCGTAAGAAAACTGAACCTGAAAAGAGAAGGACTAAAGCAATAGGTGGAGGTAAAA